CACCATCATAACTACTTAGGGCTTCAGCTTTCCAGTTTAAGTACTGACCAATACGAGTTCCAGGTTTAATTCGCATAAGACCTGCATTGACGTGTAGCACACCTGCCATCACGCCTGCATAACCTGTGTCATATAGACCTGATGTGAGGAAGCAACCATTACGGTTTAGAGTCGATCTGGTAATTACAAACCCAGCTTCTCCATCACCTACTGTAATCTCGTTCTCCATAATAACTTCATATGATCCTGGATACAAATAAAGATATCCATCTTCCCAGGGTTCATACTCTGTAGAGCCTCGATGGATCTTTTGAGTCTCGTCAATGGTAAACACATTATCGCTAATCTTAAACACTTTACCCAAACGAAGATCTACAGCATTAGGCTGAACATCGCCAGTCTGAATAGCAGAAAGATCTGATGTGGCTGTCGGGCCACCAATATTAATCATCGTCATAATTTGCATTCTCCCACGCGTTTAATACGTTTTGAAATCCCATCAATACCCAATCGTACGATGTATCACAATTCTCGTCAACATAATTTTGAAGAGCTGTAACCTGCTCCTCTGTCATCTCATCAGTATCGTCTATACCGAACCATTCCTGAACAGTTTCCATAGCCCACTCAGTCAATGTGTGCTCTATATTGTCTGCCCACTTATGTAGCTTAACACCTTCAATCATTACTCTAAACCTATACACGGAATAAGAATAGATTGCTTACAGTTATCTGGATAAGCAATAGCTGATCCAAGAATAGGCATCCCCACCATACCAATAATGATAATCAAGAATGCCCAGCCTAGACCTTTTGTAGTGCAATAGTTTTCACTCATTACGATCTCTTTCTAACTCATTAAGTAAGAAAATAGAGTAGTGAATAATCTTCATAATGTCTTTAGGATTATCACCATCCTTCTTACCAAAGCGTTTTGCATACTTGATAATGTTAGACTGGAATGCTTCTTTAGCTATTCCACAATCTTCCCAATCATCGACTACATCACGATTATTCTTACCTGCATAATGCTGTGAATAAGTTGCATCGATATATGCTTTGATCCCTTCTAGGATCTTATCTTCATTACGTTTATACTCAGTCATAGTACTCTCCTGATGGTAGCTGATCGTCGATATACCGAATATTATACATTGCTTTGGCAATCTTGTCAACCCTGGCGACATCGTAACCAAATTCTACTTCAATCTCATTCTTACCATTAATTAATCCAGTAGGAGAATTATCAAATTGAATATTACACATACCAGCCCATACAGCTGCAGAACTATCCCATGAGTCAATCGCCCACAAGTAGTCTTCAACGAGCGTGCACTCATTAGGACCATCGACCATACCTAGGAAGTGGATCTTCTTACCACTATCTTTGATTGCATCGAGGATCCCACGGTGATCAAGCTCACGCATGAACTTCCAACGAGACATGAAACGCTGTAGCTTATTATCTTTCTCAACACCATAAGCAATAGGAACAGCTAGAATAGAGACACCAATATAATCTACATGCTCAGACTGAGCTGCCCACTCGAACGCACGAATGAGATCTTCAAGGTCACCCTCTTCCGATTGAGGAACAAAGAATGTTCCAAATCCAGCCTCTCGTAGTTCTGGAGCCATTTCAATCGCTTTGTCAATAGTTACTTGTGCAGGCTGGCCTGGATAGTCCGACATAACAATATAGTCAGCTCCAATTTTGGTTCCCATCTCAATCAGCTTATCGGATGGATACATCTCACGTCCCTGCTTGTACATCTCAAAAGCAGAGTTATCCATGATGTTAACATAAGGTTGCATTCCACGAGATAAGTCTCGTGCTGCATACCATTCAGCATACTGCTCATCTTGTTCAACCAGATGAGCTAATGTTAGGTGAAAAGGTCGACCTGCCGCAAAGAGGTCTAGGTACGCCGTTGGCGTAATGTGCGCAAATTCAGTCATAGTGTCTCCATAGTAAAGTAATAGGCAGAAGTACTCTGCCTACCATTATAATTCAAATCAAAAGAAAAGTCTACTGGGGTTAGTGAATATGATGTGGTGGGACGCGATGTGCTCCCTTACCAGTCTCAACGTGAGCGTAAGACCGGCCACCCATCTGCTTCATACCTTGGTATGTGCCAGTAACCTTTTTACCAGACGCTTGATGAGTGAAAGACACTTGCTTGCCTTTCATATTCTTCAATCTTTTCTTTGCGTCTGCTACAGCATCTTCTTCTAAGATATGTGCTTTAAATGATTGCATATCAGTAGTCCCATGTAAAAAGTTTAGTTATAACTGTAGGTATTTATAACTATTCATACCTTGCAAAAGAACCATTCTCACCATCTTCTGCTACTTCAATCTCCATTATACGATTGGGATATGCAGCGTTGATAGCTTCAGCAAGCTCATCACTGATCATTTCACAAGACCGATGATTCAACTCTAACACTTCTTCATTGTACAATCCTTCAAGCCAACGCTTAAACTGGATAAATTCGATATCCCGATCGTCATGGAATACTTGAATAGCCACCTTGAAGTGAAACATATGTCGATGTGCATATCCTAAGAAGCTGACATCATCCCATTTACCAGTAGCAAGTTTAGGATCACTTTTAGCTGCTGGATATAGATGTACACCTTCTTTTCGAAAGGTAACCCAAATCATATTAGATACTTTTTTCATACCAATTCCTCATACCGATTATACTTAATGGAGCTTTTATAAGGATCCATATCTTTATTATACATCGGTTTGACGTAACGGATCAACGCTCCTTCTTCGAGCTCGATCTGGCGTTTAGAACATTCTTTAGGTTCTTGGATCCATCGAACTGTCCAGTTCTGACCAATGGTGACTAGTGCTTCGCGGAACGATGTCCAGCCGTAACCCTTTTCTTTCCACTGTCTATGATTTTCTTCAAGACCACCAACTGTCCATTTTGATGTACTACCAATGTAGATAACATCACCATCTTCATTCAACCATTCATAGATTGCAAACTTATACGCCAAGACCATGCCCTTTCATGATAAAATTGTTCATAGAAATGATCATACGATCTTTTCCCATAGACTTCAACTGATTAATTAATGTGTAATTAGGTGCGCGTGACTCTTCAATCAGAGTCTTACAATACAGCTCAGTCTCATCACGAGACATTGTTTGAATTGCAGAATAGAATTCAAGTTGCTGTTGCTCTTTGATCTTAGCATTTTTCATTTGTATCTCCTATCAATAACAATAGTTATACCTCATAGTGTAACAGAAGTCAACAGCTAATTAGTTAAACTCCAAAACTTTCTCCGCAACCACAGTTAGCAGTTGCGTTAGGGTTGACGACTTTCAGAAAAGAACCACCAAGCTCTTGCACATAATCAATTGTACACCCAAAGACAAACATCTCTGCCATTGGGTCGAGCCATAGATTTTCTACTGTAGGTTCTTTATCAGTCGTGCCCCACTCATATTGAAAACCAGCGCATCCCCCACCTTTGACAGCGAGGGACACGTTGGGGTCACCGACAGTTAGCAGATACTGCTTTGCTGATTCGGTTACTGTGATCATACCACAAAATGTCTTTCCAACATTTCAATACGATCTGTAGCCATAGCCATCTTATCAAGTTCTTCTTGAATAGCTTCTACAATATCGCTGTGTTCACCAATGCCCACACTTTGATTCATGTAGACCATAATGTTAGTCTTCGCGCGCTCTAGCTCACCTTCGGCATGCATACGTGCTGCTTTTACCAATTGTTCTTTCATGACTCTAGCCTTTTATCTACTACTTCTTCAACAACTCCAAGAACTTCTGCCAGGATGATAAAAACACCACCCCAGAACAAGCTACCTGCAATAAGAGCTCCTCCGGCTACAAACCGGAGGCCACTCTTAACAAAACTCACATTCATATGATTCATAATTAACCTCTATTAATATTTGCCATAACTTCTTTACGCAGACTACCTCCAGCGTCTCCAAATGTACCAAGACATGTTGCAGTTACTGTAGATGATTGAGTGTCCTTAATACCACGCTGTGATACACACGTATGGCCTGCATCGATTACAACCATCACATCTTGTGAGTCTGTAATGTATGCAATTGCATGTGCAATCTGTTGGGTCAGTCGTTCCTGTACTTGAGGACGCTGTGCGAAGTATTGTGTAACACGATTCAACTTAGACAAACCAAGTACTTTTGCTCCTGGGATGTAAGCAATGTGAGCATGTCCAATAATAGGACGCAAGTGATGCTCACAATCAGAGTACAACGTAATGTTCTTCTCTAAGAC